GATATAATGGATTATTATAAGGAAAGTGATGATGAACCACATCCATTTAAAAATACTATTAAGAAACATAATAGTAATGGGAAATTTGTATTAGATTTAAGTTAATAATTCAATTTTATGTTATGTTTTTTATAATAAAAATATATATATTTATATTAAATGTCAGCTTATGCTACAATAAATGAAGCATATGGAAAAGATTTCAATAAAAAAAAGAAAAAGGATAAAAAGGGTAAAAAACAATCAGCATGTCATTATTATGCTCAAAGATATTCTAAAAGTCAAAAAGATGCCGAACCTTTTAATTTAGGTGGTTTAGATAGTGATGATGTATATTCTAAGTATGATAAGAATGCACCAGATAAAGCATATGACTTATATTCTAATAGGCAAGATTTTATTAAAGCAAATAAAGATAATCTTAAAAATTGTGATATTAAGGAGGAACAAGATTATTTTGAAAAATTATATGATGATCATGATTTTAGACCAATGATGAGTAGAGATGGCGATAATTTAATGCAAGTTGAACCAACTGAATATGAAGAAGTGAAATTTGATAATAGAATTAAAAGAGATATTAAAACGGCGGTAAACCTTGACTTAAATTATGAAACGGATGATGAAGATACTGAAAGTATTGGAACTAGTTTAGAAGCTAGAGCTGGAACTGAAGTTGGAACAAGCCCTGGAACACATGCCGGAACACGTCCTGGAACAGCTACCGGAAAAAAAGCTGGAACAGATGTCGGAACAGCTCCAAAAGTAGGAACTAGTGTTAAAGAACCTAAATATGAATCAGATAAAAATTATATGGATTTAGGTTTATATTTAATTAGTGGTATTTTATTAATCTTTATTCTAGAACAATTTGTTCAAATTGGATTAATGATGCGAGATTCTCGTAGTGGAGGTAGTGTAGAGGGAGGTAGAGGTAGTGTTAATTATATTAATGACTTTAGTCATCCTCCACCTGCTATGTATCATCCTTCTATGTATCAACCAATGTATCACCCATCATCAATGTATAATACATTATATAAAAATGAATAAATAAGAAAGGATATTAAAAATTTAATTATTAATTTTTTTAAATAAATTATTTATTAACATTAAATAATGTTTGATTTAAAATCATTGGATAATAATAAACTATTAGCTGGTATCTCTATTGTTATGCTTAATATCGGTAGTAGATATCTGGTATTAGATTTAAGTGAAAATACTAAACAATTATTACAATTAAGTATTATTAGAAGAATTACATTATTTTGTATTTTCTATTTAGGTACACGAAATTTTAAAATGTCAATATTATTAACTGCTGGATTTGTTATTATTAGCGCTGGATTATTTAATGAAGATTCTAAGTTTTGTGTTTTACCACAAACTGGAAAACCTAAAAAAGAAAAGGAAAAGAAACCCGTTTCTATGGAAGAATATAAAAGTGCTTTGGAAACTGTAAATAATTATAATAATATGTAAAAAAAATATTTAATTACTATAAATAGTAATGATTCCTTTATTAAATTTTGCCGCAATTGTATTATTAATATTCGTGACTTCTTTATTATTTATTGAAATGTATAATATTAAGACATATTTAGATACAAATGAAAATCAATTATCAAATTTAGTTAGTGATATTAACTATAATAACTATATTATTAAACAAAATATACCAGCTTTACAAAATCAAGAATAAATATTAAATAAAACGATTTAAACATATAAAAATAATTTTTATTAAATGGAATTTGTTTTAGAGAATGTAGACAAATTAGATTTTAGTCAACCATTATCTTTAAGAACTATTAGAGATAGAACTAGAGTAGATGGTAAAATGGTTAATAAAAGGTTTATGTTAGCAACTTTACATAAATCTGATAAATATAAAAAAGTAATCCCTTATAAAATTGGCTGTGGAAAATATAAACTAAATGTTTGGGAAAGAGTTTAAAATATATAGAATATATTTTTTATAAAAATTATTTTTTTTATTTTAATATATGAATGTTAAAATGATACTTAATTGCTGTAAGCAAGCCCGCCCATTCCCGACATAACACGAAGTACATTGTAATTTACGGCATAGATAGTTAAAGATTGATTAGTACCAGTGATAATTAATTTAGCATTGTCAATTCTGGAGAAATTGCAAGTACCAGATGGTTGATGCTCTTCTGGTTTAAGAGCAAATGAATAGACATTAATTTTTTTGGCGAGATGTGATGTCTTAGCATTTCTTGAACCAACTAAAGTAATATCTAATTGATCATTATCAGCAGTAGCAATTGGTCCTGTTACAACTCTATCATATTCAATTATAATCTCACCATCTGGTATAGAATCATTTTCTGATACTGTTTGTCCGCCTGCAATTGGGCCAATACCAGCCCCAGTTGTAGCGTCACTATCACCTTTCCATAGTGCAACCACATGAGCTAATGTGGTAACAGCGGATTGAGTAGCAGCAGCAGGCGTAATCTTAACTAAATGTAAATCTCCTACTCTTAATGAATCATTTACTAATGAACCTGTTGCTGTACCATTTAGGGCAATAAATTTAGTTTCAGTTGTACCACCTGCGGCAATATTAGCACCTGTTGTGGCAGCTGTAACACCACTAGTTCCGAATAGAACATCATTAAATTCTAGTGCTGTAACAGTTGTACCAGAATGAAGACCTTCGCCAATATCTGCTAATAGACCTACACCTGCAGCGGTGGTTTTTGTAATTTGTTCATATCTATTAAATACGCCAGATTTTGCTGGCAAGTTTTGTGCTGGAACAGCTGTGTGGTGATCAACTGGTTGGCGAAGTTGGAAGTATTCTTCTTCTTGAGCAGCAAAGCGGTCATGACCATTTAGTTGAAGTTTAGCAGTAGCATATGAATTTGCCGCAACAGAAGTCCATATAAGTTCTTTAACTGGATGATTGAAATTTAATTTGTGACTATTTCCAGAAGCTGATTCTTCTCTTTGAAGTTGCTCAATAAGATATTCGTGAGATACTTGAGCAAAACGTCTACGTTCATCAGTATCAAGGTAAATATAGTCAGCCCAAAGCTTACAAGCTGCCGCAGCACCAGATGCGGAACCTAAAGTAAGTTTGATTTTAACTTCATGATATTGAAGAGCAATTAGTGGAAGAGCAAGACCTGGATTACGATTGAACCAGAATTGAAGAGGAACTTGTACCATTCCAACACCAGTACCACCAGATGTTCCTACACATCCAGTCATTGCTTTAACTCCTATTGCTTTAGATTCAGGAGTGGAAAGTTCAGACCATACCTGCATCCATTCTTTGTAGTGTCTGTCAATTCTTTGACCACCAATTTCAACATCAACCTGTTTTACTAAATCAGCACCATCTGTAATACCAGCAGTTGATGAAGTAACATACATTTTTCCAACAAGGTCTCCATTACGAGAAACAGTTGCTGTACAATTTACATCACTACCACCATTAGTAGAAGTAGAAGTACCAGATAGGGTTTGTTCTACGCATTCCATAGCGAAGTTGGTGTGTCTGCGGTAGACAACTTTGAAGAAAGTAATTTGGGGATTACCAGTAAGGTAAATATCTTGAGCACCATAGGCAACGAGTTGCATTAATCCTCCTCCCATTGTTTTATACTATATAATAAGAAAATAATTTATAATAAATTAAACTCGTTTATTATATTTCTATAATAATTAATAATTATCAGTCATTGTATTCCAGATAATTATTTTTAAAAATTAATTTTATATTTTTTATAGTAATTTTACAATTACTATAATTTAGTTGCTGTAAGCAAGATTATGAAATTCTTGCTTAATTACTGTAAGCAAGACCACCCATACCACTCATGACACGAAGGACGTTGTAGTTGATAGCGTAGACTTCATTCGCAGCAGCAGCAGAAGTAACTAATTGAGCATTATCAATTCTAGAGAAATTACATGTTCCAGATGGTTGATGTTCTTCGGGTTTGAGAGCAAACGAATATACCCCAATAGAATCTCTTACAATAGTACCACCAAATCCAGTGTGATTTTGCCATATTTGAGCACGGGTAAAGTATGTGTGATCTCTTGTGGCAAAACGTTCATGTCCATTTAATTTAAGACCAAATGTTCCAGTAAGAGTTGCTGGAGTCTGAGTGGTTGCATTTCTTGCTCCAGTCCATACAAGTTCTTTAACTGGGTGATTAAAAGTTAAATCATGAGTGCCATTTGCTGAAAATGATTGATGCTGAACTTGTTCAATAAGATATTCGTGGGATACTTGAGCGAAACGACGACGTTCATCAGTATCAAGGTAAACATAATCAGCCCAAACAGAAACATCTTGATTAGTGGCGTGCTTTGCTCCACTGAATGTTATTTGAAGTTTGACTTCGTGATATTGAAGAGCAATAAGTGGAAGAGCAAGACCTGGATTACGGCAAAACCAAAATTGAAGAGGAACGTGATAATAACCAGTTACTAGGGTACCTGCAGTAACACCACCAGCACCACTCATACGTTGGAATTTTGTACCATTGTGATCAATTGTATCGGTTGCAGTTACCGCTTCTCCGCCAATAGTAGTAACTAACGCTACTTCACCAGTATCATTAGGTTGTGTTAATTGAGCCCAGGTTTCCATCCAGTGTCCATATTGTTTGTCAATTTGTTGACCTCCAATTTCACAAACAACATTATCAAGCATACTATGTCCTTGATTTTCACAGGCAGTAGTAGGAGGACCAGTATTATTAACCTGTAAATATACTCTTCCAACTAAATCACCATTACGTGAAATAGTAACTGTAGATTTTGCTGATGCACCTTGAGAACCATTCATTGTTTGTTCAACAGCTTCCATTGCGAAGTTAGTGTGTCTGCGGTAGACAACTTTGAAGAAGGTAATTTGTGGATTACCTGTAAGATAGATATCTTGTGCGCCATAAGCTACGAGTTGCATTAGTCCTCCTCCCATTTTTTTATACTATATACAAAGAAAATAATTTTGGCTAAATTAAACTTAAAATTAATTTACGCAAAATTTTGTATAAAAATTTTTTATTAAATTAAACCTAAAATTTAACTAATACCTATATAAAGATTTATTAATTATCTCTTCTTATATGATTAATGATAATATTAAAAGTAAAACCAAAGGTAAAAAAACGAAGAGAAGGTATAACTACGAAAAGACCAATAATACTCTAGATACTTGTCATGAAAAGAAACTAGAAGCATTTAATAAAAAATATAATAGTATTAATTCTCTAGAGAAAGAACTAAAGAAAATCAGAAAAAATATTAAAAATGAAAAAGATGAAAATATATTATTTGATTTAAAAAAAAAAGAAGAAGAAATAATTTCTAATATTTCTAAGATAAATTCTAAAACAGATGAAATAGATTATTTAACTAACACTTCTGAGATTTTATTTAATTATTATGATTCTGTTGAAAATAATGATAATGATACTAAGATAAAAAATATTAATATTATTGATTTCTTTAACAATAATATTCATAATATTAAATCAAATCAGGACCAAAATCGCTCAGATTTACTAGAGACTTATTTAGCTTGTACTGATAAAGATTATATTAACAATAATTTATCTTGTGAAGTAGATATATGTTATCATTGTAATTCTAAGAATATTAATGAATTAAGTCACGATGGAATACTTTTTTGTAATGATTGTAATACTGTAGAGTATATTATAACTGATAACGAAAAACCTGGTTATAAAGAACCTCCTAAAGAAATATCTTATTTTTCTTATAATCGTATTAATCACTTTAATTTCATTGGAGTGAAAGAGGAAGCATTAAAAGTGTCTAACTTCCTAGTATTAATAATTTTTTATTAATGCAAGACAACCTCGTAGCGGGAATCTCCTTAGAGCCTTAACTACTACTTTATATTGGAAACTTTATAAAGGAACACGGTTAATTGCCGTAGCCAATAGTAAAAATGTTAAGGATTGGACAATCTGCTTACCAGTATCTACGTTCGCAATAATAGAATATGATACGGTGTCAGAGACTGAACGGGTGTCGGTTCTCTATGAAGTTCTAACTAAACTGAGAGAGCTTAAGGTACAGTCCGGCCTATAATGAAAGTTATAGGGTTTTATTTATATTAAAATTTAGATAAAATAAAATTTGATTTTATTAAATTAACATTTAAATTCTATCAAAATGAAAGTTGATATTTATTATATTAAAAGTCCAAGTGGTAAAGGATATATTGGTCAAGCAAGACAATATTTATCAAATGGGAATAAATGGGGAGCAAATGGCAGATGGAAATCACATATTAGAGAAGCAATAACTAATCAAAATCATTGTATTTTATTAGATAATGCTATAAGAAAATATAATTCTTCTGATTTCAAAATTGAAATTTTAAAAGTATGTAATACTCAAGATGAAGCTAATAATATTGAATATGAAATGATAAAAGAGTATAATACTTTACATCCGAATGGTTATAATTTACGAACTAGCGGTAATAATTCAAGCGATACTGAATTTACACGCAAAAATAAAAGTAATTCTAGAAAAGGAAAAAAACATTCGGATGATACAAAAAATAAAATTTCAAAAAATCAATTAGGAAATAGAAGAACTACAAAAACTCGTAAATATGATGAGGATAATAAATTACCAAAATATATTATATCTAGAAGAAAGAATAATATTATAATTGGATATTGTGTTAAAAACTATCCAATTGGTAAAAAAAATAAAAAATATGCTCCCGAAAAAAATTTTCAATCATCTAAACTTTCATTAGAAGAAAAACTTAATTTAGCAAAAAAACATTTAGATTATCTGAATAATAAATATAATTAAATGCAATGAATGGGTTGCCCAAAGTCAAGGTAAAGAAACAACTGATATTCCAGAAGAAATTTTTGATAAAATTTATATGGAATTGAAAAAAAATAAAATTACGAATATGGCAACTCTTAATTATGAAAAGATACGAGCTATATTAAAGAAAAATAAAATTAACAAATATTACGAACATATACCATACATTTTAAATAGAATTACTGGTAAAAGTACACCACAGCTTACACCAGAATTAGAAGAAAAATTACGAGATATGTTTAAAGAAATACAAGGACCATTTATTAAACATTCTCCTAAAAATAGAAAGAATTTCTTAAGTTATTCTTATGTTTTACATAAATTCTTAGAAATTCTAGAAGAAGATGAATATATAAAGTATTTTCCATTATTAAAATCTAGAGAAAAACTTTATCAACAAGAATTAATTTGGGAAAAGATATGTGCTGACTTAGGATGGCAATTTATAAAATCTATATAAATTTGATATAAAAATAATTATTTTGATTTCTAAATTAATTAAATTAATTAATTTACTTGGCAGGGAAACCTACGAGGTTAGCACCAACACCTAGACCGGCACCAGTTCTAGCACTTGTTCCAACTGATGGTGCAAATAGGTCAAGTAGAGAGAATGTGGCAGCAGCTACAAGACCGAGGCATACAACATCCATCATATCAGATTTGCGACCGGGCATTACCCAAGCAGCAACAGCTACTACTAAACCTTCAACAAAATACTTAAGCATTCTTTTTACAACTTCGCGTACATCTAGTCCGTTCATTTTTATAATATATAAAGAGAAAAAATTTTTTTTAATTTAAATTAATTAAAATACCCTAATTTCCATTAATTAATTTAATAAAAAATTTAATTTTAATAAAAATCATTTAAAAATTATTACAAAATATATTTTATAATATGTCAAAAAATATAGTATCTGTAAGTGAATGTGATTATCTAGAAGAGGATACAGAACTTCGTGGACAAAAATATTGTTGTCTTTCATTCTTATCTCCAGAAAAAGTTCTAGATGACAAAGAAGTTTTTAGATTTACTAAATTTACTGAGAATTTCTGTAAAGATGTTAATGAATTATTTCATAATATGAAAGAGAAATACCCAGATGATGCCGATGGTTTCCAAGCAGTTGCTGATAGATACCGATTTCTTTTTAATAAAAGACATATGCAAGATGAATACAAATATTTTATGGATGAAAAAGCAGAAGAAATTGATAAAGAATTTAGTGAAACTGTAGATTTCCAAACTAATGTTAGAGGAATTAAAGTTAGAGGTTCTTATGATTCTATGAGAGAGGCACAAATTCGCAGTGAAGTTTTAAAGAGAAAGGATAAAAATCACAATATTTTCATTGCCCAAGTTGGTTGCTGGTGTCCTTGGGACCCTTGTGCCGACCAAATTGACGACCAGCATTATGGTGAAGACCAATTGAATACTCTAATGAAGAAATACAGAGAAAATCAAGCCCATAAAGATGAAGTCTTTGATGAAAGAAAGGATGAAATGTTAGAAGCACAAAAAGAAAAGAATGAAAGAGTTAAAGAACAGAATCAATTAGAAGCACCTCCTCCAACAGAAGAAGATGTTAAAGATAGTGTTAATGAAGTATTAGGTGATGTAGAAAATACTGCAGAAGATGTTGTTAAAACTATAGTTGATACTGCTGAAACTGTGAAGGATGTTGTAAATACAGTGAATGATATTGAATCTGGTAATGTAGTAGAAGGTGCTAAAGATATTGTATCAGATATTCAGGATGTTAAAAAAGTAGTAGATGATGTAGAAAAAGTAAAGGAGGATTTAAAAGGAGATGTAAATGTTATTAGTTCTAGTGGAATAGGAGAAGATAATACAATAGAAGAAAATTTTAATATAGATTCTAATCCAGATGTTAATGAAAAAGTATTTGGAGGAGAAGATCCTTGGATGAAATCTAAAGGAAATGTGGAAGAAGTTGATTAATAATTTTAAATAAAATATTAATTTATTATAATAATGAAGTTGCTAATAATATTAATGTTCTTTTTTGGTATTTTACTAATTGTTCAAGGTATATATGAAGAAAAATTTCTAAAATTAGAAGATAATGTAAAGATTCAATATAGATTTGTGCCTCGTTCTTATTATGATGAACAAATATTTTCTAATCAATTTGCTTCTAAATTTAGTAATATTTTTGATGAAGACCAAGATGAATGGTCTGCTAATCAAAGAACCTTTACGCCTTATAATATTGATAATGATACACATAGAAAATTAACAAATATTTTTGGTGATGAATATACTAAAAGAGGATTATATAATGATAATGATCTAGTAAGAGTTTTACAAAATATTAAAGAAATGAGAATGAATGATTTTAGAGAAATATATGGTTCTAATGCAGATAAAAAAGATTTTATAAATGTATATGGAACAAAGGCTGAAAATATAATTAAAAAATATTATGATAGTGATTATGTTAGTAGAATTCAAAATAGAATTCAAAAATCTAATATAGTTGGTGGAACTGGTGGTACTGGAATAGCTGGAACTGCTGGAACTGCTGGAACTTCTGGAACTGGCGGTACTGATGTTGTAGATTTTGACAATATCGAAAGTAATAATGATGAAGAAACGGATGATGATGAAACTGATGATGAAACTGATGATGAAACTGATGATAATACAGATGATGAAACTGATGATGAAACTGATGAGGATGAAGATAATTAGTAATTAAATTAAAATTTATTTTTAAAATTTATTAAATATATTTTAATAAATGATAAATCACAAAAAAT